ATACATTCATTTAATGCATTGATTGTATATAGTGTATTTGTTTGTTTCTTTCTATGTAGTGATATTGTATCTGAAATTATTTCTACATCTCGGCTTGAATCTATATTATACGTGCACATTAACTCTGATTTATTATCATTGTTATTTAATACAAAAAGTTTGTTATATAATATATCATATGTATCTATTATCTTATCTACTGTTTTAGATAAAACTCTTGATTTTGTAAATGTGCATAGTAGTTGAGTTCTCATTATTTAATCCCGAAATAAGATTTCCATTTTGGTGTTACATTCCACTCACCTTTTTCGTTCTTAAAATAGCAAGCACCATTACCATCAGAACCATATCCTCTTACAGAATAACCTGCCTTTTTTATGGCCTGTGATATTGGTTGTAAATTTTTAATTAGTGTTGTAATATCTTTTGGTACACCGCCTTTGAAAAAACAATTTGATGCCGCAGGTGATGATTTACCAAATTTCTTTTCTCCAGAACCTGCCTCGTATTTTGCATCAGCATCTAGCTCTGGTCCATTATATGCTCTATCTTTTACAAACCAGTACATAAAAGGACTTTTAACACCAATTTCTCCAGCCTGTATTCTTTTTAGCATATTCATAATTATTTTTTTAGCACCAGATTTGCCTGCTAAAGCCTCAAATCTTTGAGGTAACATCCAACTATCTATAAATACTGCATTGTCTTGTTTTAGACTTATTTTTAATTCTGTTCCAAATTTAGGTACTTTATTTCTTAACTTTACGTATACATCTGTTTTAGGCATACCTCGACCTTTCCATGCAGGGTCACCTAATTCGTCAATATAATTTTCTTTTCCATTATGTTCAAACTCCCAGTTTGCACCTGAGCCGTTAACAAACAACATTACAATTTGTTTTTCATGTACAATGCCAGGCTTAAAATCTCTAAATACACCACCTCTAATTTTTTGTGTTAAATCTGCTTTAATAAAATCAACCTGTTTTCCAGTAGGTTTTAATACAGCACTAGTTGCAATTAAATATGGCTTCTTTTTATATCTAATTTTGCAATAATAAGACCTGCCAATTTTAATCAGCTCTTTTTCCTTTTTTGTGACCATATCAAATGTTTCACCTTTTTTAATGCTGATTGATTTTGCCTGAGTGTTTGCATCTAATAATGTAGCATCTTTATCTGCTTTATATGGCTGGTCATTTTTAGGATTCATTTCAACATATTTATAAAACGCACCAGTTGGTTGTTTATAGTTTGTTGTACGACCTGCTAAACTTGCCTCTGATAAATTTTCAATGCTATCTATATATGATAATATAAACTTTTCAGAATATTTGTGTGCTCTAAGCACAGCTTCTAATAATTGTAAGTGATTTCTATTTTTCGGGTCTGGCATTCCATCATTTGTTCTCCAAGCCCAATCTTTAACTAATTGATTGAAATTCATAATACTCCCTTTATCTATATAAATATCAGATTATATGTCCAAAGACCTCATATTATGATAGTCTCTACCTATTTTAAGTTTTGTAGGAAATTCCATAAGATTTTGTATTTCTTTTAGAATTTGCTTTCCATCATCAGAACTTATATCAAATATGAATGCATCGTAAATATACAGTACCATTTTACTAAATTTATTTTCAAGCAAATGTAAAATATTTTTTAGAATTTTAGAATTTCTTTCTGTTTCATAAGCTTGTATAAAATAGTTAAATAGCTTTTGAGGATTCATATCCTTAAAGTTTCTTTTATAGAACCTGCGTTTCAAAATTGGAGTTTCTATATAACCTTTACTAATATAAATATCCCATAACCTAAAAATATAATCATTTGTTTTTTGGAAATATTCTATATGTAAAAATTCTTTTGGTATACCACCATAAAGTATTTGAAAGCTTATTTTTTTAGAATCATTATATTGTTCATCTGTAAGAGTGTCTGTATCAAAATATAGTTTACCTAAATATCTATGAAAGCTACCTTCAGGTTGCTGCATACCTATAAGCTCTGCAATTAGTCTTAAGTGGTATGCATCAAAATCAAATTCTGCAATAATACCTCCTGGGTGTCTACTTATATATTTAGACCTAGTACCATCATCTTTATTAAGTGCTGCATAATTTATACCATTATTAGAATTGGCAGGTCTTCCTGTTGTTGTAAATAGATTGTATTTTGTATATTCAAAACCTTTTTCAGTCCAAAGACCATTTTGTTCAATTTTTCTAAAAATACCTACCACATTATCATTATAGCTTTGAATCATAGAATCTGAAACATCAGGAATCGCATGCGAGAGAGTGTCTAAATGCTCTATTTCTTCTCTTTTTTTATTTTCAGGTATAATATCATATATGTTATATCTGTTTCCGTAAAGCCTTTTGTAGAATGTGTTTATAGGAAGGTCGAGCTCATTAGGTTCTATTGACCTGTTATAATGCAGATAATGCTTAATTTGTATTTTATTATGTAATTCACTTAACACCTATCTAATATAACAAAAATATTTGATAAATAAAAATTTTTTATACTAAACCTTCAGGAAAATAATATGGGTCATCATTTATATCGTATTGATATTTTGCACACCAATAATTTTCTTTTACCTCTGCCTTGAATTTGCTGCACCAGCCTTCTTGGAAAAAGATACATGACAAGCAATTTTGACGAGGAGGTATCATTGGATTTTCTTGCTCGTCAGGATAGTTACCTATTTGATATGCAGCAGGCAGTCTTCCTGGTACACTTTCACCTGTTGGATATACTCTTCTATTTAGAGCGTCTCGCTTAATACCTTTAGGTGCAAATGGCCATGTCATATATTCTGTTGGAAGTGCAAATTTATGTATATCTTTGATATCAGCTCTTGCTGCTTGTATTTTAAGATGGTTATAATAAATTGCTGATGTTGATAATTTAAGTTTTAATTCTACAAATTTAACAGGCTTATGATATGGAGAACTTTGTTTTTTGTAGTATTTATATTGCTGCTTATCTACTTCTATAATTTCATTTGTATGTTCTGTGTTTACAAAATATCTAGAATACTCGCCTTTTTCTTTTTCTTTATCTGTAAGTTTATGTTTATATGGTACAGGTTCCTTAAAGTTTTTTGCATAATTACGTTTTAGCGAGTCATATACAAAATTTTGTTTCATACTTCTTTTTTCTATAGGATATAACCTTTGTGTTTCTTCTACATCCATGCTTAAATTTTCAGCACCAAATGGCACACCAGCATAAAATACAATAGGTCCTTTGTACTCTTCAAACTCATCATTTGTCTGTAGAATATTAAGCTTGTCTCTATAGTA